GAAAGTAGGTTTGAAGTCGCGGTCAGCATCGCCGTAAACAGCAGCCAACATTACGTCACTCATTGCTTCGTAAGCACCTTCCATTTTGTCAAGGATGTTAGCAGAAGTAAGAGTAGCGTTAGTGTCAAAGTCAATTACGTCAGCATCAGCTGCCATCTCAGTAGTCAACTCAGTACCTGCAAGTTGTAAAGCTTTTTCAGCAGACAATTTAGCGAAGTAGTCAAATACCCAGTCTTTGAACTCAGCGTCCATAGTCTCAGGGTTGTGCTGACCTTTCTTCAACAAAAGACCACGGTAAGAAGACTCAAGAGCATCTTTACAGTTCAAGAAAGCCCACTTGTAAGTCTCAACAGTCATCTCTTTTTCACCTACTGAAGCAGTAGACTGAGAATCAAATACACAAAGGTCGTTACCGAAAGTCAATGAAGCATCAAAGATTGGTACGTTTACTTTAGCTTTTACACCATCAATTAGACGGAAGCGGTTCAATACAGCCGCTGATTTTACCATAGCGTCAATGAACAAGTCTGGACGACGGTCACCGTATGGCAAGTTAGAAATAGTTACACTCATTTTATATAAGTTTTAAAAAGGATTCGTTTTACTTAATTTACAATAATTACTTGCGATTAAAGAAGTTATTGATAAGGTTTACCTTTTCAGGGGTAATGCTTTCAAAAACTACTGTCTTGTCTTCTACAGTTTCTTCTACTTCTTCAGCTTGTTGTTCAGCAGCAAATTGCTCCTCAACTTCTGCATCTGTAGCAGAGAACTCTTCCTGAAGGTTTTCCTCAACTACTTCTTCAGTAGCTTCGTACTTGTCTTCCTTCATTTCTTCTTCGTTAGAAGCCATTTCCTCTTCCTTCTCGTCAGAGGCCATTTCTTCTTTCTCTTCATCTTCGTGTGCGCCCATCTCTTTTTCTTCAGATGCGCCCATAGCTTCAATGTGCTTTTGAATCATTTCAATGGCACCCTTTAGGTCTTCAACGCCAGCGAACTTATCTTCAAAAGATGTCACAGCTTCAAGGAGTACGTTGTTCTCGTTCTCCAAAGCTTCAATGCGTGCCTCGTACTTGTTCATCATAGCCTCAAATTGAGCCTCCAACTTACCAAGTTCTTTGGCGAAAGCAAATTCATTCATTTGTTCTTCGTTATTATTTGTTGGTTTAATATCAGCTTTAATCTCAATGGAGAAACCATTTATCTCTCCCGTCTTGATTGCAGCAAACAATTCGTCAGACTCAATCTTGGCCTTTACGAATACGGTTCCGTTTGGTAGGTCATAACCATAGTCTTTAGACTTATCGTTATCACTCTCTTTCATCCAAACCTCAAGCATCACCACGTCATCAGTATCGTGTTCGTGGTTAACACCAAATGCGTTAAACAACCCTTCTTTAGAATACTTGTACATAATCTCCTCAATAGTCTCCTTAGTGAAGCGTACATAGTAGTATCCCATCTCAGGGCTGAATCGTAGGATTTCCTTGTTAGGAATCATAATCGGTCCTACAACCTCTTTCTTTTCTTCGTTAGAAAACATCTCAATCTTCTTTACCTCGTTGAAGTAAATGAAGTTCTCCTCAATAGCAGGTTTATCTACAAGGGAAATCTTATACATCCCTTGTGCAATGTCCTCTAACGATATATCAAATAATGGTAAGTTATCCATTCTTTTTACTTTTTCTTTTATGCCAACTTGGTAGCAGGTCATTATCTTGTGTGTACTTAGGGTTAGAAGGCTTTCCGTTCTTCACCAAGTACATAAATGCGTTTAATCTTGCAAGTCCCCATTGAGTGGCTGATGTAACCTTCGGTGAGTGGGATGTATTAAATGCACCCATACCACGAAGTACAACACGCTTTGCAGCTCCCATACCAACCTTTTTATCAGGGTACTTCTCATTGTGCTTATCTACCTTTGTCTTTATAGACTTAATAATCTGTGGAGAAAGCTTTCCACCTTTTCCAACACCTTTAGGATTCTTGTTAGGAGTATCGCTCTTAGGTGCTTTGGGAGATTTCTTAATGCTTCCATCCTTTCCCTGTGTAGCGTAATCATCTTGTTTTTTGCGATTACCCCACGGGACGTCAGCGATGTCTGCAGAAGCCTTAACTGTTCCTTTTCGTATAGACTCAGCTTTTCTAATCGCCCAGTTAACGCCTGAAGTTCCACCCCACCCAAGCCAAGCAACATAGCCTCTGTCTTTCCAAGGCTCATTCTTATACTTAGGGTCAACCGCAGCATTCTTTCTGTGACGATTAAATGCAGCCATTCTTGCAATAGTCTCATACGATAATTTTCTTCTTGATGCCAACTGTCTTGCACGAGTCCATCCCACAGAAGTCATTCCTTTAACTTCTTTTCCGTACTTCTTTTTCCACTCAAGAACTTTCTTGGCGTTGTTAGTAGCAGATTGTGGGTAGTCGTTGTATGTAGCCATCAAGTTAATTTACAATTATTGCAGTATGCCTTCTATAGTTAAGTATGCGTAGTTGTCGTATACCTCACCACTTGCACTCTTAACAAGGATTCCATTAGGTGTAAACCTTGTAGCAGATAAAGTTTGCAAAAAGAAGTCTAATGTAGCAAGGTCTGATGTAGGAACTACCATATCAAATTCTATACGAGGATTTTCACTCTGTAATATCTTTTCTGAATTAGCAAATATCTGATTATAAGAATCTGTAGTATTTCCATCCTCATCCTCAAACATTAACGACCAACCTGCTGTGTTGTAATGAAACAACCTTCCGTTAAATATATGCTGACCTCCAATATTAGTTGTTAAGGCGGGGAGATAAAAGTTAGAAAATATAACCTGTGAATCAGTTGTCATTGAATCGTTAATACCAAATCCTTTTAATGTTACATAAGGTACTAATAGGTTTGTTTTGTATAAAGGTTTGTCTAAATACGCAAATCGCAGTCCTACATCTTTATTAGGAGTAAATATGTTTTCTGTAAAACCTAATTCATTTTGACTAAACGCATCGTAGTTTGTTATTTCGTCATAAGTAACATTTTCTTCCCCACAAACAGAACGATAGTAAATTGATGACTCCAAATCTATTTTCAATTCAGATATACCTTCTTGGTTTATCTCTTGATTAGTAGAACCAATAGTTACATTGTCATTGTTTAAATCGTCAAAATAGAGGTCGTAATCCTTATTATTTATGGAAAGTGATTTTACTTTGTCGCCACCGTTTGTCATAATCACCGATTTTAGGTCGTCAACAAACTCGTTAATATTTTGACTGCCACTCCTCATTACAGACAAAGGGTCTACACGTAATACGTGTCTATGAAGTGTAGGGTCTGGGTTTGAGTCATCAAATTCGTAGAACAACCCACAATCAAACCTTTTAAGCAGAGCGGGTAATATATCGGACACAGTAAGAGGACAGGTGTCGTTTACGGAGTCTTCAATAGAAAACTCATCATCGGTCTTGTAAAGAAAAGTGTCTGCGTTTGAAGTAAACTTAATATTTAACTGACCATAGTCACCTGAGCCATTTGGCTCTCCAATTCTTGTAATAGCCTTTTTTATATCATAAACTTCAAAATTAGATACATTTGTTGTTGCTGCATAAAAATAAGGCACTGTGGGATTAGCGGGCTGGAACTGGTAAGAGTCTATATATTCAACTGACAATGAACCGTCTATTGGTTCAAGGAAGTAATTTATACTGTATTGGCTACCACCGTCTATAAACAATTCTTCGTCTTCTGGAAAATGAGCTGTTATACTTTCAAACTCAATAACATCTTTCCAAGTAAAGTTTTGACCATATATAGCACCAGTATCCGTACCTGTTGTAAAAGCTGTTCCGTCACAGTATTTGTAATCAAACGTGCTATTGTAATTGTTTTTATTTGAATATCCTTGAACCGCTCTACCGTTTTGGGCATTTAAAACTAAATCGTTTCCAAGAGCGTCTTGAAGTTGTATCTTTTTTCTAATTACCCCATCTACATAGACACCTACATACAATCCAAAATTCATATCTGAATCAGGATTAGTAAGGTCTATATTTACCACCATTTCATTAGTTTGGCCTATGACTGGAATCTCATATTTAATACTTTGAAGCGTAGCGGACTGTTGTCCTGAAGACAAAGATATTCCTGCATTAAAAGATACTTTAGGACAGAAATACCCTCGTATTCCATCATCATCAAATCCCGTTGCAGTATCGTAAGGGTAAAAGCCCATACGTTTATCTGCCCCCCACTCTTGCACGGCGTATACAGGATTGCCCTCACCATCTGTACCATAGTTACCCGCAGTTTCCATACTACCAAACCAATCTGTTCTGATAAGTTTTTTGTTTCCTAAAACATCACCACAGTAATCAAGCGAGGTGTTTGTGCCAGACCAAGCAGGAGATTGTCTAACAGTAAAATTTCTTCTGTTTACATCTTGTTTTGCGAGAAGTTGAGAAGGTACAACCATATGTAACTTTTCAGGTTGCATATCCGCAAAAGCAGGACTTCCTGCATAGACACCTAAACCAAAAAGTTTAGAATCTACTCTTACCCTAAAGTTTGGGCTGTCAACATATAACCCAATATACTCAAGAAATTTAGCAACAGAGAACACTGGCATAATACCCGTCCTGTTTAGACCTGCTCCATATTCCAAGAACTGCCTTGCAGCATATCCAAACTTCCCGTCTACATCGTTACAAAAGTCTATATAAGGGAAAGATATAGGACGTGTGTAATCAGGATTCTGACCTATAGTTCCCGCCTCACCGCCTGTGGCTGTTGTAGTAAGAAAGTC